CAAGGTGTTGGCACTGGTATTACTACGGTTTTGCGTTTAGGTCAGATGAAAGGTTGTGTTTGCGTTGTTATTAAATGTAGTGATAATAGTCCTCTTATTGATGGTTATGGAAGAATTACTAATGTTACTATTAATGAAGGTAATGAGCCAACTTGGGTTAATCGTGCTGCTTATACTATAGAGATTGATCTTTATACTAATAACGCATTATCAGACGAACGAATTGTTATTCCTGATAGTTCTTTTGGAAGCGGATTAGCTTTACGCAGCGTTTCAGAGTCTTTATCCTGGAGCATTAACGATGATGGTTTATTTAATTGGGGATCGCCAGTATGCACTGGTACAGCATTGCCAACTGGTATTAATGGTTTTGGTAATAAGCATATAAAAGTCGCTTTTAACATTACTGTTGCTGCTATTGAAGGCTTAAATGATTGTATATGTTCTAATGTAACACCATCAATATTATCTCCAAATATATACTATGGATTAGATGCAGCGGAGAGATATTTAAAAATACGCTTAACAGATTTAACAACTCATGGTATAGACAGTTTATTTGATCTAAATGGATTAGACAATGCTCCTACTGGAGAAATTACTGCGGCTTTTCTTGAGTATACAAATCCTGCTGGTGCATATTTAGATTTTCGTAATATAGAAATTAATCCACATGAAAATACTATCAATATTACTGGAGATATTATTTATAGACCATCTGGTTGTTTAAATCCTGATGTATTTACATCTCTTACGATTGAGCAAAATACCACAGTTGAAAATGAAAATATGACCATTAGCGGCAATATTATTGGATTAACAAATCATATATTTGAAGATATTATTAAAGTTACTGATACTCCCATTAGTCCTTTATCTCCAGACTATAATGTTAAAATGGATGCTGCTGAAAAATTTTTAGCTAAATTAATGGCTAAAGATGTTATAGAAAATATGGGTAATTGTTATTATAAACAATATTATAAAAAGGGACATATTGAAGATGATTGTCCACTAAGTGCTGGTACAGGCGTTTGTGATATAACTCCGACTCCTGCATATCCAGGAGATACTGGTGACGAATTATGTGATGCAATGAGAGTTATTGGATCACAAATTAGTAGAAATATAGCGGCTGGTGAAATTAATTTCTCTTTTAATTTATCTAATTCTCCAGAATGTGAAGTTGCTGGTGCAACAAAAGTGGATGTTAGCGTAACCCACGACAAACCTCATGATAATATTGTAGAAATAATTATTCCAGGTCGTGGCAGTAAAGGTGTGTTAATTCAAAATTTATGTTGTAATTCAGCAGAGAAATATGATATTGGTATTGATGCAACTTTAAACCGTAAAACATGTGTCAGTAGTATTAAAAAACAGACTATTGATAAATTAAGAGCTTGTGCTGAAAAAACATTAGAAGACTTAGTGAATGAAGGGGTTGATGTAAGTTGTTGGTTTAAAACAAATGATGTTGAAACTATCGGAAATACCTCCTATAAATTAACTAGGACTTATGTGAAACCTTCATGTCCGTAGGAATAATATGGATGTTAATTATAAAGTATATTCGGATTATACAGGATTAAATCCGCCCAAGTTTATCAAAATTAATCATAGATTAAATACTCTATTGATTCCAGTAGAGATAATAGATAATCCCATCGTTGCAACAGATACTATTACATTCTTAGTAAATGGTAAATCTGTAAAACAAAAAGCAGCAGTAGATTATGGTACAATAAAATTATATGATAAAGAATATTACTACACATATATTGCCCCAGGTTTTCCAATTTCTCAATATTCATCCACAAAGTACGAAATATTAATAAATCACAAGATAATAAAATTAGTAACTTACTTTGATCCATCAAATCGCCCAAAACTAATAAATGGACTAGTAATTATTCCTGCAACATATAATTATATGTTTATTAATAGTAATTATGGTCGCATAATAGCTAATGACCGTGTACTTTTTACCAGATTATTTAAGAAAGAAAATAAGTATGCATATTATCAAGCTAATACAAATAATACTCTTATACATATTTTAGATAAATCCAATGTAAATACATTAAGCCTAATAAATGATAATCATAACACTATTGGAATTTCCCCTTTATTTAATCCTGGTTATCCATTAGGAAGAATACAAATATCAACAAACGGTGTATTTAATGGTAGGATAAGGATAAATCAACAAATTCATAATTTTTATAATAAGGATTTGACTATTGATTATCTTCCTCATGGTAGATATAATATTAGTGTATTAGATAATAGTGATAATTCGGTAGTTGTTGATAAGCTTAACGGCAAAGATTGGAATAAGGACAATTTTGATATTGATATTCCATATATCAAACCTTCTGTCAAGAAAAGTTCTACATTGGCTCAATTTGCACAGGAAACTCAACCGTCACCAGATTATGCTAATTTAACTATTAATTTAATACCTAATAATATTGAGTTTAAACTTATGGGTCCGAATTATAATAAACAATTTCGTAGTGGTTACCAAAAGATTAAAAATCTAATTCCTGGCAGATATACATTATTTTTTAACAACACTTTAGAAAATATAACAGTTATAAAAAATACTAACAATTATTTTTCAAATATTAATTAATTACTATGGCAGAATTTAAAGACCCATTTATTGTAACTCCTATTCCAGAATTATGTTCTGATGATACTTGTTCTCCTTGTAATTCAACACCAAGTATTGATGATTGTTTTATTTGTGGATATCCAACCGGAGCATTTGACGCTTGTTTAACACAATCTACTCCTTGTCTTGATGGTGCTGTTTCTTGTTTGTCTTGTGAGGATGTTTTTCAAAATTTAGATATTAAATTCTTAGGGGGATTTGTATCCGGATTTACTGGTCGTTTGGGCATAGGTTCTTCAGAATCGTCTGTTAATATTGATCTTGTGTTTCCTAAAGCTGAATGCTCAACAAATACTCCACCACCAACTGGTTGTGCAAACTTTTGTTCAGAACAGCCAGACAAATATAGTGGAAAAATTGGACATATTTTTAATTTTGACATGGGAGCATTTTGTTTTCGTGGTATTTTAACAAATCATAACTATTCAGAGGGTTCTAACGGCTATCAATATAGTGTAACATTAAACGATGGACGCAGTGTTCTTAATAATACAGTAGTTTTATTGTCTGGTATATATCCAAAAATGCCAGTTGGATTTCAAAAAAATGTGATTAGTGTTTCTCAAGAAATTGAACCTAACGTTAACGAAAATACTTGTGGAGATGGTAATTTATGTATTGATTTTATGAACAGTGGTATGTACAGCATTAGAGGAATAAAATTTAAATCAGCACTAGAGGCGATAAATAATAAATGTATTTCTGTTCCAGTATCTGAGGCTGGGCTAATTATTGATGTCACAAAATTGATTAATGTTGTTACAGACGAAATTAGAACAACAGAATCAGAAATGACAGCACTCGACCTTATAACATCGGCTGCTACAGAATCTGGCTATGAAATTATTGTTAAAATTACTAATGATAACAAATTAGAAATAACTCCTATTAACTACAAAAAGGCTCCAGCACCTAAAACACTGTTTAGTTTTCTTGAAAATTTATCTGCACAAGATATTGTTAGTAACAAAAGCTATGGTGAAGAAACTACTAATTTTAAAAATAAAAGAATTGTTGTTGGGGATAATATATCATATTTAACAACTGTGCGTGACCATCCTATTCAACAATCTAATGTTCTTCCACCAGCTTTGGGTCCAGATATTTGTTGTTTACCAGATGGATCTTATGTATTATCTACTAGTGCCGAAGACTGTTTTACTAATGATGGAGGTAATGCTTTTTGGACAAATACATCTCTTGGATTTTTACCTTGCGTTATGCAACCAGTGTGTAGTATAAAATATCCACCGGGTTCTATCGGCGCATATTCTGTTATTACTATAACTCCAACACCAGAACCAAATCCATAATTACGGAGAAATAAATGAGCGACTGCCAATGCACACCAACTCCTGTAATTGACAATTGTGTACCTGTTGCACCACCAAGCGGTACTTCGTGCAATAATATTCGTATGTTTTTTGGTTTTGATATTCCGGTTTTTCCAAGTGGCAGTAGACCTATTAATAATAATATTAATGGACAATTAGATCGTATTTATTATACTCCACCTATGGATACGGTTTCAAAAAATAAAGGTTTTATAATTGAGGATATGGAACCAAGGGTATTATTTGAGGCTGGAATTTTACCAAGAGAGAAATTTAATGCTATTGCTGATCCAAGTGCAAACAATGTACATGGTAATAGATTTTCGTTAATGGAAAGCGAATTAATAGCAGCAGGAACATGGGAGTCATGGTTGACATATGTTCAAGCTGAATTATCGTCAATACCCAGTGCTGAAATATCTTCAGCAAGTAGCATAGGAAGCCAATATAAAAAAGGTTTTAGTTTTGGATATCATTGTTTAAAAGCGTTGGGTTTTGATTTACTGAAGCTCAAGACTGACGGTTTTAATATGATAGATTCCTTTTTAAAAGGAGATACTTCGGGAACACTAAGTTTGGTTCAAAAATGGACTATTCATGCTCCAAAAACAAGTGGCGACCAAGTAAATCTTGGAGATAAATATCCTAGCAGTATCAATCTTACTTCAGAAGAGTGTGGTATTTTTGCCAGGGCAGAAAGTGTTCAAAAATTAGTAATGTGTTATGAGTGGTTGAAAAGTCTACATGATACTTATTATGGACGACAATTTCTAGTTCGTGTTGGCGATCCAATAAAATTAGATGGGACAACTGAAAACGATTATCCGTATAATACGATTTGTGTTAAAACAGAAGATGGTGAATATCCCTCATTAAATTATCCATTTATGATAGATGGTGATGGTTCTTCACAAGGATTAATACTTAGTGACATTATTGATAGTAGCGGAGGTTTTCCAGATAGAAACGATCAACATATTATTGGTTTAACAAATTTAGATTGGATAACTACTGAAAATAATAAAATAGGATGTTTTGTTAAAATCGGACAATACTCTGTACAAGAGGATAATTATCCAACATGTAATGACACTTATACACAGATTCGTTATGGTAAATTTTTAAGAACTGATGGAAGTTCATTAATTGAATGGAAAATTGATACATCGAAATTAAACTTAGATTCTTTTATGTTAGATTCATCATTGCCAGTAAGTGGTGAAAAAAAAATACAAAATTTATATTTAGCTGCAACTGCCTCTGAAAGAATTTATGTTGATGAATATGGTACTTGGGTTCATATAACATTATCGGATAAAGTACCATTAGTTTCTGTAGAAAATTCTAATGCTCAAGGATGGAGTACAGTAAATTCATTATTAGCACAGCAAAATTCCTGGAAAGTTACATCAAATGATACAATATTTGATGATATTATACAATGGATTTTTGATCATGGGGGTAGTTCTATTCTTGGTTGGTATGAAAAATTAACAACGCAAAATAATAATAATCATGGAGCAGTATCAAATACTTCCATATTAAATGTGATGCAGGCTAATAGTGTGTGTTTGATTCCAGAAGCTGTTGCTATACCATTTAAAAGTAATATATATCAGTATGGTCCTATTTATTATGGTGGGCAAGATTCTGGTGGAGTTGAAGTAATTACAGAACCAGATATGGTTCCTTGGAATTTTATTAATAGTTCTAGTCCATCATTACCTGTTGGTGATGCTTATGATAAAATGAATGAATTTGGTAAGATTATTGCTAAATCAGGACCAAAAGATATAAATTATGTTGAGAAGGGTAGTGCTACTGTGGCTGGTCTACCTTGTTATTGTTTAGGATATTGGGTTGATCCTTCTAGTAAATACGACACAGCGAATGAGATTGGTCCAACATTATTAACTGATATCAATGTTGACTTTAATTCTAATGGTTATAATACTACATATAATTTTTCTACATTTTCACCAAGATTAGGTAGGCCAGAAAAATATATTGTTGGCGCTTTAAAACAAAACATTAAAGATACCCAAAGCTTAAATAAGTATTTAGAATTATTAGAGATTGATGTTAATAAAAATAAACAAAGTTTTAAGATGAATTTGATTAATGGTCCTTTGGGTGGAGAAAATTTATTTCCATCATTAAATCAATATCGTGGACCAAAAATTAAAACAGATTCAACCACACATCGTTTAATGTTATCAGGATACGAATTTTATCCACAACCAACACCTAGTTTAGATAATTTAACCTATGAAAATAGTGAAGTTTATGAAAATGTTATACCAGCACCAAATGATATTGATTGCGAATCATCTATTTGTGAACCACCTCCAACGCCAAAGCCACCAGAGCTAAATTACCCCACACCAGAACCTAGATTATATACTTTTGCAGATACTGATAAAGCTTATTCTGTTGAATATATTCAAAATACATATCATCAACTTAGTATAATGAGTATGGATGGTTTATATCTACCAGTATCTTTAAGAGGAGCTAATAGCGATCCTAGAATTTCAGAATATCAAAAATATCCAGAAAATCATAATACAACTCCAAATCAATTTGAACTTACTGGGGGATTATTAACACGAAATACAAATTGGGTCAATCAAGCTAGAATTCCACGGTTTGCTAAACAGTGTATAATTAATCCTGTCAATGGTGCTGTTACATTTAAAGAATGGGATTTTCGTAATGGACCTGATTCTGCTAACGATCCTAATAATCCACCAGAAGATGGACAACCGATTTTCTCTAAAACACGAGATGAAATCCCACCTTTTATACTGAACAAAGCTAGTACAGAAGCTAATGGTGGTAATCATTGTTATTCTTTACGTATTAATCAACGTTATTTAAATCCTATGTTATCTGAAAAGAACTTAATAGGTTCTTTAGATGATCAAGTTCAAGGTTGGGATAAAAGAGCAAATAATACTGAAAAGGGATTTGTTATTGGCAGTATAGCATTTGGTCAAGATCATATTGATTATCAAATGACCCATACATCACCAGAAAATAAAGTAAATTCTATTGATGAACAAGATACAGATGAATTTATACGCCAACAATTTAAAAACTTTAGATTTCCTGCATTAAGAGGCCCACTAGTTTTACAAGGTTGGGGTTATGATACTACTGGTAAACCTATTCCAAATAGTGCTGATGGTTATGGTCACGCTCAAATGGGTGAATTTAGAAAAGATAGCTTAACCGATAAATTCATGAAAAATTGGTTGCAATATCCTAAATCTTGGCCTGTGGGTCCGGTAGATTTGCGATTTGATAGAGAGCGTGGCGTATGGACTTGTCCATCTCCAAACAAAATTGTTGTTGCTAGATTAAAAGAACGTTTATCCGCAAATGGTTCTGCTAAAGCTGAATTAATAAATCCAGAAGCTGGTGGTGATAATAAGATTCGTTTTTATGAACATTATAGCATTAGTGGTCCTAATGGCGAAAATGTTAAATTAAATATGCAAAATACTGAGATTACAGTATATGATTTTCTTGGTGTCGATTTGTGTCAGTGCGATATTATTTATGCTTATTATGATGATAATAGATATATTGTTGTAGAAAGTAATAGAGCTTATAAAGATCCTTATGAAGAATGTCAAGACATTCAATGTACAACAACTACTACGACAACAACTACTACAACGACAACAACTACTACAACGACAACAACTACTACAACTACAACACCAACCACTACTACAACAACACCAACAACAACAACTCCTACGACACCAACTACAGAAACACCAACAACACCACCTACAGAAACACCAACAACACCACCTACGCCCACACCACCAACGCCACCTACACCCCCACCACCAACACCACCACCGTCTTGTTGGTGTGGTTTGGAGTGTCTACAGACTTTACCAAGTTATAATGCCGGAACAGAACAAGTTTTGGGACATACAGCAAATGGTTGCTTAGAATGGTTCAATGTAGAAGACTGCGCTTCTTCCTCACCAACACCCACACCGTAACTAAATACTAGATAAAATATTGTTCCAGCAATATAGTCTTTCTGGAGTAATATTTGATCCATGTAGACAATGTAACCATTCGGTTCCTATGATAGAAAAATTATTAGTAATTGCACATTCTTGAAAATTGTCTTTATCTAATAAAATTCTGTGTTCTAGTTCTACAAAATCATTTAAAAATGGTTTTTCATTTTTCTTAAAAAAATTATCATTATAAATCGTATCAGATGGATTAAATCCTAATATATTAGGATAATATACTTTAGTTCTTATTTCTTTTACTAGTTTAGATTGTGGGCCGCGATAACTAGCTATTCTCTGTTCTGTTATATTTTTAATAGGAACAATATCCCATTCTGTTATTATAGAAAATTTATCGTTTTCTTTAATTAATAAAGCTAACTCATTTACTATTGGAATATAGCTAGTATTATTAGCTATAATAATATTACAATTATATTTTTCAAATTTATTTTTAATTGACTTAGCATGTACATTTGGTAATACTATATTAAAATTACAATTTTTAGTAAATTTTTTAAACATACTAATTTGTGTACTTAAATATATATCGCTATGACATACAGAATATATGTTCATATCAGCAATCTCCAGTTGTAACAGAAACGGAGGGTTGTCCAAGATCAACGCATCCTTCAGGAAGTATACTAGTATCAAAAAAAGTGATTGTAGCAGTTTGCGAGGCACAATCCCAGGTAGCACTACCATAAGCATTTGCTCCACATTCTGTTTCAGCATCATAATAACATATTTCAAAACTAATATTCCAATCGCCGTTTCCTACACACGTTGCAAACATATAGGCCGCGCCTTTTGGTAGCGGAGTGAATGAATTGATAGAACCAGGATCTTCTAGAGTACAATTTCCTGATATTATTATATCTCCCACTGTTACTGTAATAGTTACGCAAGGATCGCACTCACAATTACATTCGTCGCAACAGCAATCGCTACTAATAGCAATTTTATTATTAACTTCTATTATTTTATTATTGTATCTATATACGCTAGTCATAATATTTATTGACAATATTCATATGGAGTAGAGATTTCAAATTAAGTCTTATAATGAGTTTTATATGCTGACCCCCTCAACGAGTGCGGGCAATTTGTTATCATTTGGTTATTTATACCAAATTTCTTATTATTACTAATAAGTTCGGACTATATCTTCAAGATATTAATCTTGTCGGGTTCTCGTGTCAGTTTCATAACCGTTCTGGTTGTATACTGTTAGTCTCTACACCTTTTTACTATTCCTAGTAAACTCGGCTCGGTATTGTCCATTATATGGATATCCACCGAATTCTCCCGATACGGGCCATTTTGTTTTAGTTCACTTTATTTCATTTTCTCCTTTTATATTATAAATATTCATATTGGACTTACATACACATTAAATATATCATCCCTACTGATCCATCCCCCTGGGGCTAGATCTTTATACCAGCCAAAAAACTCTATCGTATAAATATTACACCCTTCTTGTAGACCAACACTATTTTCTATTAATGTTATTAAGTCTAAATTATTAACCGTAGGTCCACCATAAGTACTACTACATAAAATTTCACTATTTTCAATTTTTATACAGACTAATCTAACGCAAGCTTCCATTATTTTCCATTTATTGCCTGCTGGTTCTGGCGGTGGGCCAATTGTCCCGAATTGTGGCGAACCAATCCTTTGCTCATTTAGAAATATTAATGGATCTTCTGCTGCTTGCGACCAATCAAAATTATCACAACAACACCTCTCAATACATTCTGCAACATCAAACCAATACAAACATCCATTTTTATGTCCTAGTAATTGTTTTGACATGGTAGTATTATTTTATTCTTTTTTCCATTTATGCCAACCTCTATTTGGTAGTAGGTTGTTATTTTCATCTTTTCGTTTAGGAAATAATGTTCCGCCTTTTTTGTGTTGACCAAAAGAAAGAATAGCTCCACAATCCATACATCTTAATTCATAATAATCATTATCATCAACATTTCTAACAATAAAGCGAATATTCTCACTACTACACATTCCACATTTGCTTTCGCCAAATATTTCTTGAATAATAGCTAATTCTTTAAAAACCTCTTTTTGTCCTGTTCCCTCAACTTCAAATTCAAGCTTATCGCCAATTCTATATTTTAATTTCATAATGATCTCCAATCTGTGGAATAACCTAGTATTTCTACAGGAATAGCACTCAAGTCCTGCTGATATTTAGATAATTGTCTAATTATGTCAACAGCAACAGCGTGACTAACCTTTCTTATAGTACTCGGTTCAATAGACATATGCAATAATAATTCTTTAATATTAATATTAGCTCTTGTTGCTAATTGATTAATACAACTTAATTGTTGTTCGCTAATAATATTAACTGTAGACCCATCAGGATCATCTTCTACATGATCTACAACTTCCTCTGCTGCGACTACCTTACGTAATCGTAAGCCTCGACGCAAAGCACGACCTTCTGCACGAGTTTCTGCGACAGCAACCGGATGATTCCTATAAACCTTATCACAATTGCCCCAATAAACGTCTGCTGTGCCGTCAACAGTGCGTAAATTAAAATCTGTACTACCACCAGCACCATTTAAAATATAGGTCAGAGAATGAACCACAGTGGCTCGTTTTTCATTTTCTGGAGATGGAGCTTGAACAACCGTAGATCTTGCATTAATAATAGTACAATCTAATGCTATTTCAAATATACGTCTTAATCCTTCTGTTGTTGGATTACCCTTAATCTTTTCCTCATCAGAAAGTAAGCTTAAAACATAATCATTCCACTCTAAGCTATTAATATCAACTTTTGTTGCAGGTGCTTCTGTTGATAATGATTCTGCGATTTCCTCAGATTTAACAGTTTTGCTTTTTGCCATTATTTATCCTTTATTATAAAAGTTCTATCTTCTAAGTCTTGCACACTATCTATGTAATCCAATGATTCTTTTAATTTTTTGTAAATCAATTCAGAACGACTTTTGGAAAAATCCATCGTTTGTTGAATTCTAACCAATATCCAGCCTTTACCCAAAATTAATCCTGTTTTCTTATTGTCGTATTTTTTATTACGCTTTAAGCTATCATCTCCCCACACTGGTAAAAAGTGCGATGGGCCGTCTATTTCAATAGCCACATTCATACTAGGAATAAGAATATCAATCTGCAACTTGGTATTAGATAAAGTTTGTTCAGCGTGAAATTGTGGTTGATAACCATCAGCTATTAACTTACTTAATAAAAACTTTTCTAATTTTGATCCTTGCTTGCTAGATTCACGAACAGCTTGGTTAGCTTTTTGCAATCTGTTTTTCTTTTCATCTTCAGATAAATTATCCCAAATTTCTTTAGATTTTTGTTTTCTGTCTTGTAATTGTGCTGGTGTTAAATCTTTCCACGCCTCTAACACCGATGCTCCAATTTTGCTTTTTATTTCCTCTGATCGTTTTTTTCCTTTTGTTGGATGTTTTACACGACCATTAGCCAAAGCTAATTTTTGGGCATTGCTCTTATCTTTAATTTTAAATCCAAATTTGATAGCATCACGACGAACCTTATTAGGATAAGTATTATATTTTTCTGCTATTTCATTAAAACTTTTATTTTGTTTTTCATAAAGAGTTTCAATTATTTTTTGTTTTTCATTATTATTTAAATCGCTGTAATTTTTCATTTGTTTTCCTTATAATATCATTTGCTTTTTTAACATGTACAAAACAATTTTGTTTATCAAAATCCGACATATTACCATCGTGTAAAACTATACATTTTTGTTTAATATAACCCATAACACCCATAAAATCTTTATAACTTACTAATATTAAATCATTATGAAAAATATTTCTCATATAATAAGAAGACATAATTGGCATAGAAGGCTCAATAACAATATCACAAATATCAACGTATATCAATGGATTAGAAATTTGTTTTTCTGTAATACATTGTTTATAAGCTGTATATAGATTATGATTTAGATTGTCTAATTTTTGTATATAACATTTAATGTCTAACATATGATTTTTTAATTTTTTTAATATTGTTAATGTTGTTTATAACTGTGATGCCTTTTTTATTTACTGTAATAGGAATAAATGATATTCCTAGATCAATATATGTATTAATAATCTCAAATATATACATTTTAGATAAATCTACACTACAGTTTTTTATAATCTGTAAATCGTCTTTATGCAGAAAAAGTACATCATAAATGCAATTTGGTAAATCATAATAACAATGTATAATTTTATTATCCTGTTCTGTATACCCGACAGATCCATCATTATTACTAGCCGCTACAAAACTTTGTGTCAACTGTTCTTTTAATTTATTTATAGCAGAAGGATATAGGATGTGATTTGTATTAATAATCAGACAATTCTTGCCCGTTATATATTTTAAACCGACTGTTATACTTTCACCTATATTAATATCGTCTTCCAACTCGTGGGTTATATATTTTATCTGCGGGTATTTATTATCTATATATTTCTTAACTTTCTTATTGTCTGAATAATCTATAAAAATAATTTCTGGATGATGTACTAATTTTTTTGCGGTGCTGATATGGTAGTCTAATACATTATAGTTTTTTTTGATTTCTATTAAACATCTATCACCAAGAGATTTAATTTTTTTATCAGAAGCTGTATTTACTAGTATTATAGAATATTTTTTCATATTTTTGTTGCTACTAAATAGTATTCAAATATATTAACATATCTCATTTCAACAATATTAAATTTACGAAATTTTAGTTCAGTAATAATATCAGCCATACTATAAATAGTTTGTTTGTTGGAGTATAATACAGATTTGGCTGTGCTTTCATCAACATCATGGTATGTAATTGCGGACGATAACATATACAAATCCGGAGCTTGAATAATAAGCTTTCCGCCAGATTTTAATTTATTTGCTATACTATCTAATAGACTTGTCCCAATGTTATAACTCATATAATCCAATAAGTCATTTATATAAATAGTTTGATAAGTATCATCTTTTTCATCATTTAAAGATGATGCAGATAAGAAACTGAAGCCTGCTGGCATTACATCAGGCTTGCTTAAGTGTACGAAAATGTCAGTAAACGATTTTACTGCATCAAGAACATTTTCTTGGCTGTTTGATATATTAGATTCTTCCATATATTCTGATTATCCTTATTAAATGAGTTATATGACAACACTTGAACATCTTTTAATTCCCAAGAATCCTTAATTTTTTGATTAACGCAAACGTGATGATAGCATGGAAATTGATTTAATTGTTTTATCTTATTATTATCAAACATTGGATTTTTAGTACTATGATCTATCAATAATACTGGCAAATGTAAATGATATGATAAATTCAAACATTGTCTGTGAAATTCTACTTTATTATTACAAATAATTAAGTGTGGAGTCAATACCCCAAAATATAAACTTTGCACATCTATTAATTGTGTATTACCTAAGCTTAAAATAAATAATTCAAAATCTTTATCGGTTGGTGTCCACAAAATATTAATTTTATCTTGTGTTGATAATAATTCTCTATTAAGTATAGAAGACGTTATCATATATTCTTTTCTCTATTTCTGGATATGTAAAAATTTCTGATGAAAAATTTTGCTTATATTGCTTTTCTATTGTTGGCGTTAGGTGTAAATTATATGCTGATTTCATACAATTCATTAACGACGGCAATGAAGGATCATACCAAAATTCTTTCAAAGTGTATAAGTTTTTAATCATACTATTACCACATATAACCGGCACAGTACGACTATCTATTAAAAAAGAATTTAAACTATTAAAATATGTATTGCTGCCAATATTTTTTGTATTTATAGTAATATTGCCACACAAAGCTGCCTCCACCGAATTATCTCCAAAACCATCACCCCTAGAAGCATTAACATAACAATTACTAGACTTATGTAGTCTTACTATATCTTTTTCAGAAACATAGCCACACAAAACATCAATATCTGGATAGTTATCCGATGGCTTACGAATTATATTCTTCAAGTCTGCTAAATCATTTTTAATTAAATCTTCTAATATCTTATTATCTTTACGACTATCGTATGTTTTAATAAATAAACGAACATTATCTACTTTATTAAAAGCTAATAAATAAGCCATCATAATGCTTTTTATGTTTTTTTTGTCGCCATATTGTCCTATGGTATAGAAAATATAAGGCTTGTCACTTTGATCATACGAGAAAAAATCTGCTGGTGTATTTTCATATATTGATAAATTATATGGTTGTGGTATAATTTTAATCTTAGTAGTTAATCCAGACATTAAAAGACTACGAGCGGAATACTCAGAGCCAACCCAAACTTCGTCCATCAAATTAAGTTTATTAATCCATCCTGAATGTTTTATTGACATTGTTTCGATATCCACTATACCAATATTTTTACCAAAATTGGCATTATATTCCATATAATCCGGAAATACATGTTGTATAAGAGTATCGTATTTTTTTAAGCTATTATTTTCATATTCAAGATATTTATCAGATTTAATATTTGGCGCAGCATTGTTATTTGTTACAAATATTGGACGAACACAAAGATTATGTTTTCTATTACTGGCTAAAAAATCTATAAACCGTCTACAAGAAGTAGCTATACCGTTGTTATCTTTATAACTACCTAAATAAAGAATATTTTTCATTTTGATCCGTAATTTAGAAAGTCTGTTAATTCAGGCTTAAGCCCTAGATTATTGTTTGTTCGTAAGGTTTCAATAGATACTTTATTCATCATATACATTTCTAATATTTTTATAGCTTTCTGAATATCAAACTGTAGACCAATACCATTTTGATGAACAACACCATCATTACTGTTTTTAATTAAATTTTCAATAAATTCGGTAGATTGTAAAAATGGGTCTTTGATAATATCGTTAACAACCTGATGTAAAACATTTCTGAAACCAGAGCCGCTATTGACATTAATATTTGTATTTACTCCTCTTTCTTTTGCGTTCCAAGACAATTTTTGATTTATATCAATATTATCTATTAACTTTTCAAATTTCTTAGCAGTTTCTGTCCAACAAAAATTTTCTTTACAATATGTATGAGCTTTTTGACCCATCATTTCTAATTTTTCTTTACCATTATCAATAAAATGTAATAATACTTCTAATAAATAATCATTGTCTGGTAATGCTCTTTTAGCATTTGTTTCTAGCTCTCTAAACATGGTTTTAATTGGAACTAGTGTAGCATTGATTTTTTTACCAACCTCTCCCATAGCTTCGTGATCCATTGTCACAACATGTATACCACACGCCGCAGCTTCAACGGGAGGAATACCAAAACCTTCGCAAATTGCGTATTGTAAATATATATCAAATGTATTATATATTTCAGCTAATTCTTCTGGAGAAGTTCCGTGTTTTACGTTAGATAAGCAACATTTTTTCTGTAGACATTTTCTACATACAGGTCTATCTCCTTGATAAACACTACTAAACGATTTCTCACAATTACGACAAGTATAAGTAAACCAAACTTTATCTGTAATATTATATTCTATTAACAAACTAGGTATGTCCCAAGCTAAAGCGTCTGGATAACTAGTATGTAGATATAGTATTAAATTTTTATCTTTTTTAATTTTACATAAGTTAGAAAATGTTTCTAATATATCTGGTATTAATTTACGCTTTTGATTACGCATAACTGAACCAACAATGAATGCGTCTTTGGGCAATCCTAATTTTTCTCTTAAGTTATTTTTATTATTTAATGGCTTAAATACCGTATGATCTACGGCATCATTTAATATTCCGCCAATGTTATTCGCTTTATAATGTAAATTATTTTTTAAATCATTCATAGCCCATTCTGTATGAAAACATAAAGTATCAGCATTATGGAAACCATTTAAAGCAGAAATAATTGGTGGAGATGAATCATAAGTTGGGCAGATTAACCAATGATAAAATGGACGAAGTGGTGAAGTTTCTTGGAATACAAAATTCCAGTAGTCTCGCACATCAATAACAATATGAGGCTTGAACTTAAGAACAGCTAGATCAAATCTCCATTGACCAAACTGATTATGTGGATTGCTATTATATTTTTCGAATAATGGATCTGATTTTTTAACAGCAACAGGAAAAACTGTCCACGGTTCTATTTTTGGAACAGAAGCATCACGATAACCTGATAATTCTGCTATTTCGTATTTACCAGTATTATATAAATATTGCAGCACACATCGTGTGTAGTTGCCAAATCCGGATTTAATATGGCTAGATTCGCCACACCATAATATTCTTGTTTTTGTCATATTATAATAGTGGTATATGCGGTAGTGCTACAATTTAAAGTAACATCTACCGCATATTACCACGTTTAATTAGAATGTTTCCATTTCTTCATGTGTGTCTGCATCTACACCAGATACAGCACTGACTGCCTTTTTCTTCGTTCGTGCAATTTTTGCAAAGGTATTTACACGCACCTTTAGCGAAGAAAACTTTTTACCATCCTTTTCCCAGGTATCATTACGCAATGATCCCTCTAACATTACCAAATCGCCCTTTCTCAGTGTTTCTGCAATAGCTTCTGCTCCACTGTCCCACGCTTCACACTGAGTAAATGTAGCAACTTTATCTACATCTCCATTGTTTTTAGTAAATTCTCTAGATGTCGCAACAGTAAAGTTTACAACAGATGTTTCACGACCACCACTATTAACAATTCTTAACTCAGGATCACGAGCCAAATTACCTCTCAAAATTACTAAATTCATAATAATCGTCCTTTCATTATATAAAACACAAAACTCAAACCAACACCCTATTATAGCTGAAACCTCCAAGGTTGTCAACTAGATTTGCCAGCATTTCTTTGTAAAGAAACAGTCTTTATTTTTTGATTGCTCTAAAATAAACATTAACGTGTTACCAACGCGTAATAAATTTTTTATATCTTCATATTCTTTAGGAAATGCAATAATATCCACCGATCCTGTACTGTCACTCAATTTAATAAAAGCCATATCTTGACCTGGATTTTTACCATTTTTTGTTTTAATCACACTAATATCAGATACTTCTGCTCCAATTACTATTCTTTTTGGTAAAAGTCTATCCTTTATTAATCTTGAACAATCGCAATTTGCGTCCTCAGTATCACGACCATCTATTACAGAACATGTTATTGAATTTCCCAAGAGTAATCTTTCGTTGGTGGCAATCCACTCATAATCGTCCTGTAGAGTATACGGTGGCTTATCTAATGTTTCAATTAAAGACCAGATACTACCTTGGCGTCTTTTATTTGTTTTTGGCATAATATATGTTAAAATTTCTTGCAATGACTTATTCATATCACATTCATTAATAGCTATATCTATTTCTCGTTTGCTAAGTTGTCCAATAATGTCTAAATAGAACAATAATGATTTTCTAGACAATTTCAAATAACTAAACGCACCAACCATTATCATATTCTTTGCTGCACTACTATTAATTTTATTTAATATTTGAAACAGTAATTCATTTACATTAAGATTTTTATAATCAAGCTTATTAGTTTCAATAATGTTTATTAGCTTTTTATAAACTGATTCTCCAACACCTTTAATATTAGTTAATCCAAAATATATTATATCATCAATAATTGTAAATGTGTGATTTAGATTTCTAAAGTCTGGTCTATAAATTTTAATACCAGTTTCAATAGCATTATTGACTAATTCTTTAGTTTCTTTCATAGGATCAATTTTATCTTTAGCAAAAGTTAAATATGATGTAAAAAACTGTAATGGATAATGAGCTTTAGCATATGCAGCTACATAAGCATTAAGAGCATAGCAAACAGCATGACTTTTGTTAAAAGAATATCTTTGACTTTTTTCGATCCAACTGAAAATAAGTTCTGCTTCTTCAACTGTTACAATATTTGCTTCACGAGATTTTGATAGAAATAATTCTTTTAATTTAGACATTTCTTCTACATTTTTCTTACCAATAGCTTTACGAATCATATCTGCTTCAGATAAATTAAAATTAGCGACTTTTTGACAAATTTGCATCGCCTGTTCCTGATAAACCATTTCTCCGAAAGTTTCTTTTAAAATGTCTTCTAATGCAAAATGAAAGTAGTCTACAGACTCATTATTATTTTTTTTATCAATATAATGATTACTAACGCTTTTGCCATCACGAATAGCTTCAAGACAATTATGAACAATAATGCCACCAGCAATAAAATTGTGGTGTGGCGATGTCATAGATATATCATAAACATCTTTAACTCCAACAGAAATTTTATCGACAAGCTTGCACCATTTGCCATCTATAGTTTTTGGCAATAAATGCTTCGCTTTTGCTTTATTTACTTCATCGATTGATATCTTTCCTTCTGTAAATTCTCTATGATGATTAGGACACATATAACATAAATTGTCGTGATGATTATTTGTATAACGATTTCCATTAATATGATTAACATCCAAAGAACCATTATTCCAATCGCAAAAAATACATTTTTCTATATATGTATTATAACATCTTTGTCTGAAACTTTTATTTCCAAAACCAGGATGTTTAGTTCCTTTTCTTTGAGAAACTAGTACTCTTTCATTAATTTTGATATCTTCTAATTTTTTCCACCCATCTGGAGTTAACAACTTATGATCTGCTGTACATTCCAGCTTATAGTCTTTATTTCCATAATTACTATTTTCCCTTTCATTACTTCTAATAACAACCCTAAAGCATTCTTTATTTCCAGTATAAAATGCATTAATCATTTTATTAGAAACCAATTTGCCTGTTTGTTCATCGTAAGATATTAAAGTTTCAAATTTTTTTGGATTATTAGCTATATCTCTTATTTTGATTCTTGTAAATCTCATTCTTCCATCAGAATGTTTATATTTATTAACAAAAACTTTTGTGTCACCAGATATACATCCTGGACGCAATATGCTAATTAATCCAGCTAATTGTGTAAGATTTTCTGGTTTTAATTTTTTAGACATACTTTGTCCAAGTCTTGATTCTAGCTGAAAAACACCCTTTGTGTTACCTTCACCAATCAATTCCCATGTTTTGGCACAGTTTAGATCAATAGTATCAAAGTCAATCATAAAATAGATTCCGCAAATGATCCTTTAAACTTAATTTTGTTAGATAGTTTACGATGCAATCTCATAAAACGAATCAACATATTGGCACAATCTGTAACATCTTTAAAAGCATCATGTGCATTAGTTTTATCCATACCTAAATAATCTCTTAAATTATCTAATGCTAATGATTTTATTTCAGATATTCCCTCAAACCATAAAAGAGTAACAGCCATTAAATCAATTTGATCCCTTGGATGAAATATATTGATATTCTTTTCTTTATTTAGATTACCATATTTTTCTGCCAAACGCTGCATAATCTTTAAATCAAATCTTACTATATTATAGCCACAAGCAATTGGTGCCGAAAATTGAGTATTTCCCCTACTCCTATGAGCATGATAATTATCCAGATAATTTGTAAATTGTTGCCAACTATGTTTTTGATCTGGATATTTTAACCAACTATCAAATATTTGTTCTCTAGTTTGATTTTTAATTTTTCCATGCCAATCTAAAATATCAGAATCGCTATATAAGGAAATATCTGGTTTTTTAGACTCTGCTATTCTATCTGGCTTTAGAAAAACATTAAATTCCGAATCTTTTATAATTTCTAATCTTTGAGAATCCACCATTACAGCAGACAACTGCACTGGACTACAAACTTTTGGATCAGAACCATCGGTTTCAAAATCAAATACGCAAATATTGTTTATAAGCATTATTCACTTACCTTTTCTACTTTTTCATTAGGTTTTATCATTACTTTTTGATTATTTTCATCTTTAGTGGCTGTATATGTTTTGCAACAAGATACTTTTTCTGGTTTAATTTTTGTATAAGCAATACCTTTATATATAAACTTGTCACCGATAGCCAATTCAGATAGTAGCATTCTTTGTCTCCTTTATTAAAGTGTTAATAAACATCATCTTATCTAATAACGCAATTCCCAAAATATCGAATTTAATAATTCCCAAAGCGTCTAAATCGTTCATTTCTAGACCAGCTAAATATTGATCGCTCTTAGGATCGTATATCATTGGACATAGTTCATATAGTGGCGAGGCCGAAATAGCTACACCTGCTGCGTGTCTTGATTGATGTATTTTGACGCCTTCCATTCTAATAGCTTGTTCAAAACGTTTGGCAAGCGGCCCAACCAATTCACCATTTTCATTTATCTCACACCACTCTTTAAACTTATCTGGCTCATTTTCCAAAGCCCACTTAATAATTGACGCATGGCCTTCTTCTTCTTTTATATCTTGCAGTTCATCTGCAATAGTAGCTTCATTAGGAATATGTTTTGTAATGGCGTTCATTTCTTCAAAGGAAACATTTGCGTGTACTCTTAATACTTCTTTTAATGCTCCACGACCTTTAAGTGTAGTAAATGTAATCATTTGAGATACTCTGTCTACGCCATATTTATCTTTTATATATTGAATAATAGTATCTCTATGATTGATAGGTATGTCAACATCAATATCTGGCATAGAAATACGATCTTTTGTGTTACGTCCAGAGTTATAAAATCTTTCAAACAGAAGATTATATTCAATCGGATCGACTGTTGCACTGGTAATACCAATTAAATAAGAAACCAAACAACCAGCAGCACTTCCTCTTCCTGGGCCACATAACCAGTTATTATTTTTTGCATATTGTAAAATATCTTGAATGATTAAAAAGTAACTAGATAATCCAGCAGTTTCTAATACTTCTAATTCATATTTTATACGATCTATATATGCTGTTTGTTCTTCTTTTTTAAATCGTGGATTAATTTTTTTCACCCATCCCTGACGACACAAATGGCGTAAATACTCAGCATCATTGGTGAAGGTATTTGGATAATCAAATTCTGGTAAAACGTGTTTACTTAATGGACTAAATTCTTCACACATTTCAGCTACTTTATTTGTGTTATTAATTTCTTCTGGCTCATACAAAGTCTGCATATCTTCATAAGACAATATGCAATATTTATCAGATTCAAAAAAGTGATTAACGCCAGTGTTCTTATTAGATATTACTTTGCGTGATAATTCTGGAAGAGTTGTTTTTAAACCACTACAAATTAACACCTTATGATCAGCACTATCGCTCGATTCACAATAATAACTATCAATACCAGCTAATAGTTTATAACTATGTTTATTGCATAATTGACGAATTTGTAGTCCTATATCATATTTGTTATATATATTATCAAACATTTGCAATTCAATAAATACGTTTTCTTTACCAAAAATATTATAAAGTTTTTTTATGTGTTCATTAAAAACGTCCTCCCAATTTGGCACAAGTTCATTTTCGGAGGTAATTAAGTGCCATAAATATGAATCGTAATAACCAGTAATGCACACTAATGAGTTTTCATGTATTAACGATTGAATCTTATTAAGATCTAATCTTGGACTATTATGAAAGTATTCTACAGTATTAGATGTAGACACGAGTTTGATCAAGTCTTTCCAGCCTTGCAAACTACGACACAACAGTGTTATTTTGCCTAATTTAGTATTACTTTCTGACTTGTTAGTAGCGTCATTAAAACATAGATTTAACTCACAACCAAGTAAAGGTTTAATTTTGTTTTTTGTTAATTCTTTATAGAATGAGACAGTTCCAGATAAAACCCCGGTGTCTGTAATAGCACATGTATTAATGTTTAACTGCTTACATCGTTCTATAATATTTTTAGGCTGAGATAATCCAGATTGTAAACTGTAGTGCGTGTGTACATGTAATGGAGTGTAAGTCATTATTCACCCGGAGCTTTATAAAAACCAAAAGAGTGTCCTGATCGCTTGTATGATTGTACCACAAAATCGATTCCATGCAACTCTACATCATGAGCAATTTGTTCGCACTTAGTCATACATTCACCCTTTTCTGTTACTTGATTATCTCTATATTCTTCTAGAATAGGAATATCAGTATCTGCAAAAGTTGTTTTACCGAATGGGCATAATTTGGTACATTTCCAACTTCTGTTACGATATGGTCTTTTTACAGATTTAATTTTTTCAAATTTTTTGCGCAACATATCTTCTGTGTCTAAAAGATCCGACTTTTGAAAACATACAGAAAACGGTCCACCATCATTAATATAATTAATAGTAAACATAATATTGTCAATGTTCGGATACAAATGGCTTACGGCATAATGATATATTCGTAGCTGTGGATCTTTTTCAAAACTTTCTTGAGTTTTTTGTTTACCAGTAGCCCAATCTAATCTTCTTCCACTTTTCCAATCAATAATTTCTAAAAAATTATCATCTAATTTAGTAATAAGGTCAATTGTTCCTTTTAATGCTAAATTACCTTCTAATTTTCCATCTGGAGTATTATATTCATATTTTGTCCAAGGTTTGTCAATTACAAAATCAAAATGTTGTTCTGGACAAACAATATTGCGTTTAAGAGGATCAAACATACCATCATTAAAATTACGAGCTTTTTCAATCCAATTCCAACAATCTTTATAGTCTTTTGGTTTCCATTCATGATGAGTATTTAAATTAGTATAATACTTATAAACTGTAGAATAAATATTAGATATATTAAAATCATCTACAGAAATATTACCAACAATATCGTCTGTAATGATAGGTTGATTATTTTGTTTAGCAAATTTAATAAAAGCTAAAATTTCAAGCACCTTGTGGATAATAGTGCCTTTGTCCGCTTTTTGATTTGATAATCCTCGATAACCAAGTACATATTCGATAAAATATTGTTGCTCACACATTGTATGGGCATTAAAACTAGAACTTCTAAAGTATGTAATTATAATGATAGTAATCCTTTTTTCTTAAGAAACATTAGAATAGCATAATTTTTACTAGATTCTTCAATAGAATTATTAAAAATAACTAAATCAAAGTTGCTATTTGCATAATTTTTTTCGTCTAAAGCTATTTCACTTTCGTGATCAGAATTAAATGGATTTCTAGTAAGTTTAATAACCAATCCATTTTCATTTTTTATACTTTGGACTTCATCTGGAAATCTACAGTCAGCAATCAAAGCTAATTTAGGATTATCAATTTTGATTTTATTCAGTGTTGATTTAGCCCATACATTTGGTTTTAATTTTCGAAAAATATCTGTTCCAACAAATTGCATAACTTCTCTGGCTGTTAATTGTTTACCATTCCAAAATAAATCTGTTAATGTATTCTTTTCTTCGTCAGTACCATAACATTGTTCATAAGTTAATCCTAGAATATTAATACACATATCTTTTAGACTATCTGCAAAGTTATATATTTTAATACCTTCTGATGACCCCAATTCTTTTTCATAAAAGTCCACAATCATATCCGCAGATGAACTTTTACCAGATTGTTTTCTACCAGCAAATGCAATGATTTTCGTCATAAATATACCTTTATTTCCTTTTCTATTTCTTGTGATGACATTTCAGCAATATCATTCTTAGATACGATAATATTTTTTATATTATATGTTTTACTACATTTATCTCGTATAACTTGAGCAGCTTGTTGTCCTGGTATATCATTATCCATTATTGTTATAATAGTCATAGCACCACTCATGTCAAGAATGGTTTTTTGCCTATCGGTAAAATTAGTACCAAAAATTGCTACACTATTATGTATACCATTTTCTTCTAATCTCCAAACATTACCAGGACTTTCTACAATTATTACTTTACCAGATTCTATAATGTGTTTTTTTGCAAACCAATAGTTGTACAAATGTAACTCTGATTTGAATTGCCAACTATGTTTCCATTTACTATGTTCCCAACGAAATTCATCCGTTGGACAAAATGTAGCAGGATCATGAAAACATTTACATTCGGAACATTTTTCAAAAAGACTTCTACCAGTACAACCAATCATATATTTATGATCAATATCAAAAATAGGAACAACTGCCCTACCACTCATAGATTTGTTTATTGATTTGCAATCTCCAACACTATATTTTGTAAGAATTTCAGGCGAAAATGGAAACTGACGCTCCATAAAATATTTACTAGGTATATCAAGTGTTTTATGTATTTTATCTTTTGTAAGAAGTATATTATCAGAATGTTGTTGATTTTTTAATAATTTTACATTATGAATAAATAAATTTTTCTCTTTTTCTTCTTTATTTACCTTAATATCTTTTAAAGATATGTCTAAAAATTCCGTAGCAAAATCTAATGCTTCTTGAAATGTACAAGTTTTATCTCCTTTTGTTGACCAGTTATATTTTTGATTAGATATAACCCCACGAATAAAACCTATTATAGAAGCTTTAAATATTTGTTCACAATTATGTGTTCGACATTTCCAATTGCCTCTATAGGATTCACCAGTGTGATATATGTTGACCGCTCCACTATTATCACCATCATGAATAGGGCAACGCATAGAAATAAATTTAGGATTAGTCTTATATTCTAAATTAAAGTGATCTAATACATCTTTTATACGATCACATAATTTATCACATACTATTTTTATTTTATTTTGATCAAATGAAGTCAATGTTTTCATCGTCGTCCGTATTGTTATCTATGTCAAAGCTATCATCAGAACCGCCGCTCATTAATTCCATGCGAGTTTTACCTTCTGTAATCTTCGCACACCAGCCCTTCATGTGGCAATTAATATAATTGTTTTCTTCAATCCCAGGTCCGTGTCTACTTACAATCGGAATAAGTTTACGATTACCAGCTTTAGCTCCATCTTCAGCGATTTCTTCGTCGCTTTTCTTTTTAAAAATGCTAAAATTACTACAAAGCCAGATTATCCTGTCCGAACCACTAGCTGTATCTGTAGATTCTTTAGTAATGCCATCTCGATTAAGTTGAATAAAAGCGACAATTGGTATCTTATACTTTGTTGCAAAATTATGAAGTCCTGTCATCATAAAGCCTAAAACCTGATATTCTTTCATATCTTGGCTCATGCCTTGAGTATCCATTAATTTTAAATAATCATAGAATACTACGCAAGGTTTGGCTGTTCCATCACTATTTAAGCCAACATCTTTTACAATCCAACGCTTAATAATAGACAACTGTTCATCAAATGGCTTACCTGCAATAGATTTGTGATAAATTGGAGTATTTTTAAGTTTTTCTACTGCTTCTTTAATTTTATCTAACATAGCTTGAGATTCTGCAAACTTACCAGTTTCAATCTTATTTATTTCAACTTCTGTCATCATTGCTATCAGTCTATCTATATGATCTTTTTTAGTCATTTCAGTATCCATATTTAATACTGGAATTTGTAATTTATTAGCGATATTGAATCCCATATTATCAGATAATAATGTTTTTCCAGTTTTTGGTCTAGCTGCAATAACATTAATTGTACTATCTCGTAAACCTCCACCAATAGCAGCATCGTACGCTGGAAACCCTGTAGATATACCTACTTGTTTACATGGATTTTTAATTAAATTATCTATATAATCTTCCAATTCAGACGCAATATGTGCTGGTGCAGTATCGTTATCTACTAAATGACTAACAAAATTAAACACCCTGTCTTCTGCAATATTTAGTATCTCTGTCATTGTTTCAGAGCCAGACACTTCTAATAATTTGTCTTTTGCATCTTCTAATGTTTGATATAATTTTCGTGCTATTTCTAATTTCTTTATTTTTGCAGCAAATGTTATGGCATTTGTTTTATTAGCGGGAAAATCTAAAATTGCTTTAAGATGTTGTACTTCTTCTTTTTTTTGTAATGTATGATCTAAGCCTAAGTCTTTTGAAGCAGAGTAAATTAAACCTATATCTATGACTGCTGATGGATTTTGTTCTAAAATATATTTTAGACATTCATATATTAATTTATTGCTGTCAACTGTGAATGTATTTTCGTTTAATAATTCAGAAACTTCTAAAAATACTTCGTCACCGTATTGACAAATAGTTGCCAATAATGCTCGTTCTGCTGATGGATCTGCTAACATATTTTATCCTGCTGATGATGAACAACTATTACATTTATAACGATTAACATCTCTCTCAAAAATACAACTTGGGCTAACTTTTTCTTTTTTTCCGCATACCCTACATACTACATTTACGTATCGAGACTTGCCGTGTCTAGGTGTTGGTGGGCTTTGCCATAATTTTTTATCAATCCTCGTATCAGATTTGTGCAATTTATCAAAACCCAAAGCAACAAATAAGTTTTCGTCACTAGGATCTGCTATTACCTTCTTACTTCTAGATTTAATCTTAGTATTTTTTTTAACATTTTGTGATTCTGGTTTAGATGTTGATTTTTTAGATATTTTTCTTTTTTTTGGAACAACAACTTGTTCTGTTTCAGTATCGTCCTGTAATCCTTTTTGTAGAATTGCAATTAATTGTCTAATATCATCTTTTTCAAGAGCCATGTTTCACCTTTGTTTTTTGAACAGTTAATAATATATCTGATAAATTCTTAACTCCATTAGCTAAGAAATTTAAACGATCCATACGTTGTTTAGCATATTTTTGTATTTTGTTTAATGATTCTGCTTTAGAATTATGTTTTATTGCTTGCATAGATTTTTCTATATATCCATAACCTTTATAGTTATTTATTTCGTCAGCAATTACTTCTTTAATAGTTTGTTCGGCCCAGTTGTGTCTGGCTACTTCTCTATTAATAGTGCGCTGTAGAAAAAAGGAATATTGCCCTAATCTTAAAGCTATTTGCGCACAATCTTCGGGTGTTAATTTTTCAATTACATTACGATCCATTATAAGATAATTATTTAATTCTTCATTTGAAAATGAACCAGAATATTGATTATATGAACCTAAACCCAATTTAGATTCGTATTCGTCTAATACTTTGTCCCAACTATCCACCAATTCTTTACTTGTTTTATTTTCTTCCAATTTTGTCCTCCCAGTTATTTATTTCATTATATGGTAATTCAATATAATTAATATTATTTAATTCACACCACTCTTTTTTTTCCTGATCTCTTTTTTTAGCTTTTAAATATGCTAATTTATTAGGATGATAAAAAGCTATTTGATTATAATGTTGTTCACCATGCACTTCTATGCAGGTTTTAATAAGAGGCATATAAAAATCTAAATATAAAACTTCTGATTTACGAATATATATAGGAACTTCTTCTAGTATTTTCATAGTAGGATATATTTTTTTAATTAAATCTCTAGCCTGTAAATGATAACTAGATTTATTATAATTGTTATTAATATGACCTATAATATGCCATAGACTTAGATTACCATCCAAATCTCTTACGTTCATACTGATATACCCATAGTTTTTTTAACTTCGGCATACAAAGTATCATATACGGATTTGTCTTCCAATAAGAAATTGCGAACTTTTTCAGTTCCTTGGAATTTGGTTTTATTGCCATCAAGAAAATCTAAACTATACCAAGCACCACCCTTATTGATTAATCCAATATCAACAGCTAAATTTATTAGCTCCATTTCTTTATCAATACCTTTACCATAACGAATATATGAAGTTATATTACCTCCAGGCGATCCTAATGCTGAACATTGAGTATGCCATTCTACCTCTTGACCAATTTGCACATTATCAGTACCAACTAACCAAGGTTTAAAACTTTTAGCTCGTAGTTTAATATCTGTTTGATAAGCAATAGCCTGCCCACTCTTCTCTTTAAATTCTGCACCATAACCAGTTGGATTACCCATTAGGTGAGTAATACCAATAACAATATTCTTATTAACAGGAATAACATTAGCGACTTTACGACAGAATTTAGCCAGTAATTTTGCGCCGTCTGCCCTTTGCATCTTATCCATATCGCTAGTAATCTCAGCCTCTGTACATAATGCAGAATAAGAGTCTATAATTAGTACAGAACCAGGGTCTTCATTTATAATTCTTTCTGCCATTTGTAGATATTTTTCAGCATGAAGAATATTGCCGGTTTGAGAACCTATTATGTGAAATTTATCAAGATTTAGATGCGGGATACCTTGTAAGTCTCTTTTCTTAAGTCTACCTTCTATGTTTAGATAATACACATTTCTAATGTCTTTCAAGGCATACTGCTCACCTTGTGCTGTGCCTGCAAAATCTAGTGAAGTGGTAGTATTATGTGTTACAATAAAATTATTGGTCAAATATAGCCCATTTGTATTTTCGATCTCTATACATAGAGCTTCTTCGTGACTAAATTTTTTAACATCAATTATAGTTCTATGTAGATCGGGTTTAATTCTGGTGTGAACAAACTTTTTCCTTGGTAGACTAAATAATTGATTAATATCATTGCCATGAATGTATAATCTATATGAATTAAATTTTTTACCATTACAAGTTGTAGTTCTTGGTTTTATTTGGCAAGTATAACCTAAGCTTTCTAAAACTTCTTGTGTGTCAAAAGCTAATAATTTGGAAACTGTTGTATACTCAGCCCTAAGACCTTTATTATTAGAACCATCAGTATCCATTAATCCTCTTATTAGTTTCCATCTATTGCTAATAGAAGCATATTTGTATTGTTTTGGGATAAATTTATTATGAGAAGAACAACCCATTAAATGTAATTTTTTTAGATCTTTAGTTAATGTATTAGAAACTAATAGACCTCCTATATTTTTACCACTTATTCTATAGTCATATTTATTAATATGTTTAAAGGACAATCCTCGTTGTTTACAAAAATTATTAAATTTATTGAGTATAAAATTATCCGACGATGTAAATTTTGGCGTTTTATCTGTTAGTCCACCATCACCAATTAAACAACCTAAAATATAAGGATCTATAGAAAGTTTTTTAGTTTGTTTAAAAAAAACAGGTTTTGTTAATGGAATCTTCCACTTCCAGCGATCATTGTATCTTAAGCCTTCTGTTAAAATTTCTTTTAAAGTCATAGTAACATAATTATTTTGTCTATTGTTTTTGGAAACGGTCCAATTGTGTTCTAATCCACAATAAGTTTTTGTGCCATCGTTAAAACAAACTTCATAAATATCCTGAACTCCTTGTGGGTATACTCCCACAACCTTTGAGGTTTTACCGTCTGGAGTAGACACTGTGCTACCAACTTTCATTTCTCCCATAGTTGATGGTCCATTTGGAGTATAAACAATATCAGTTAATCTTGCCATCTTACCACATTTAGGCTGACCAGTTAATACAACAAAACTTCCTTCTGGAACTCCACCACCAAGTATAAGATCCAAAGCTGGACTAACAGGTATAATTATTGACTTTTTATCAATAATATTATTCGCAGATAGAATAATGTCTGTTCCAAAATCTTTTTTAATATTATCATACATTGTTGCCATTATCAATATCCTTTAATTTATCTAGTATATTACTTTTATTTTTTAAATCTTTACGACCAGTATCCATCTGATGTCTTATAACTTCTTTATATTCTATAGTTGGTTTTGATGCGTTTTTACTCACTACTTGATCTATAATATCTTTTAGATGTGGAGCGCGTAATGAGTAAATCGTTAATCCCTTATTGCTTCTAAGGGCTTCAATTATATCTTTTGGATCATAGGTGTCAAGTAATTTATTTGCAGAACCAATTTGTCCTCTGTATTCTTTAGCCCACTCCTTAGAAACCCAAAAACGATAATGCAAATCTTTCTTTTTACGTTTCGCTATTCGTTCACAAATTATCTCTGTAATAAATTGTGCCGCAGTAACTTCTTTACCATTGCTATATTTTGACGGATATTTCATTTATCATTTAATGGTTTAAAAATACATTCTTTGCCAACATCTAGATTTTTTCTTTTAGGTTTTATATTTTTCCTTTTTTCATCTATCAACATTGATGCTTCTTGTGTCATAATAGCAACATTATTAGATTTTTTAGCAGAAGTGTGTCGAATCATCAAATCTTTTGCTCCCAATTTCTTACCCTTTACTGGAGAACTTTTTACAGATAATTCTACTGCCTTTGGTTGAGCATAATGCTTTTCAATATATTCACTAACTGTATTTTCTTGAATATTTAATTCTTCTGCAATATCTACAATACTTTTACCTTGAGTGTGTAACCAACTAATTGCGTAACCTGCTGATTTAGATATTTTTTTCATTAATTCATCTCTCTTTCTGCGTTAATAAGCCATGCTTTATTTTTTGTTCGTAAAAAAGCCACATACATATCAAATACCTTTGCGTTTACTTGTGTAAAATTCCATGCTTTTTTTCCGGCTCGTGCTAAAAATTTGGCACTAGTACCTTCTGAAAATAGACCAATAGGATCAAAAATTTTACCATGTACACCTGTCTTTATATAGTACTTAAAAGTTTTTTCTCGTGGTACTTTTTTTGCACAAACATCATCTGTTTCTGAGTCTTTTCTTGGATTTCTATCTTCATCAATCCAATCGTGTTTACCTATCATAGAATAGTATTCTATCTCACTGGTTTTATTTTTTTTTGTTTCGCTTGGCATTATTTATTGCTCTCCTCTTTTTTGGTTTTGTTCCGATCCATTCTGGTTTTGACGGTTTCTTTAATCTACTCATGCCGCTTGGTAATTCTTTTTGCTGTGACGTATCTTCTTTATAAGCATTGTGTTTTTGATATAATTCACGCTTTTGATCTTCGCTCATTCGTTCTGAATTACGAAGTGCTAAATCTCCTAGTGTTTTTAGTTCACTGTCCGATTTTTTTATACTGCTCGATTGTGTGAGAACATCCTTAGCATATTGTCGAAATGTGTTTAATGAACCACACTTAGTACACGCAGGACTCTCAATATAATCCTTGATGTATGCAAATAATTCAAATTCATTTTTACATTTTTCACAACTATAACTATAAGTTGGCATCTTGTTTATAACTTTCTGGTAAATACAACAACCATTCTTTAGGAATGTGATCTTGTATTGTAGCTAAATATCTATGAATCGGCAAGAACTTAGTACTCTTAGTTGGCATATAAGGAAAATTGAGTAATTTCATATTAGCTTCTGTTAATGTTTTATGGCTTTTCTTACGATTACACAATAAACAAGCTGATACTATATTAGTCCAAGTAGTTGGAGATCCTTTATTATAATCCCATTTACTTTTAGGTATAACATGATCAAAAGTCAAATCTTTTGCGTCAAATATTTGTTGGCAATATTGACAAGTAAAATCATCACGTATAAAAATATTACGTTTATTAAAAGGAATACCTCTGCGTCCAGTTTTTCGATAAACTCTTGTTTTTACAACTGCCGGAATAGGATATTTTTTATTATTCACGCCTTGTATATAATCATTTTTGTAGAAATCTATGATATCAACACCCTTTGCATCATCTTCATAAGTAAGAGTCATTGCTCTTTTCCAAGGAATTATACAAATAGGGTTGTAGTCTGCATTTAGTACCA